AGACGGCCCGAACGGGGGAAACAAATATAAAATTTATATCTAATTTATGAACGGCAAGCTTGCCCAGGTCTTCGGACCGATGATTCCATCGACCACAAGTCCGTGATTCTTCTGCCATTTCTTGACAGCTGTATCAGTCTTCGGTCCGAATATGCCGTCAGCGTTTCCACATGCATATCCGTGAAGATTCAAAAACATCTGCCAATTCCTGACATATTCATTCCGATCACCCTTCCGGAGTGTCGGATAATTCTTCGGATCCGATGCAGAAGATTCAGGTTTCTTCCCTTGAGCATAATTCAGCCATTCTTCGGCTGATATATAAGCTTTGTCAAGATCAAGATCTTCCGGATATCCAGGCAACCTTCCATCCGATGAATACTGAAGGATTTTGCAGTCCTTCCACGGCCCAAATCCATAAACATCCGTCCACGGATCATCGACATAAACTGTCGGAGCCTTCTTTTTGTACTGAGCGCACCAAAAAGGAAACGAAGGATCCCAGATATTCTTGTATTGTCTTGCGACGGACTTTGACATATAGATGAACGGCTTGATGCCCGTTTTCTGTTCTACATATCGAAGCCATGAAAGAGCATATTCGGGATTTGAAAAGTTCGCATTGTCTTCTTTTTCCCAATCAAAGCACAGAATCGCTTTTCCGATGTAGTCCTTGACAGTTTTCAGGAATTTTTCCGCTTCCGCGATTGCTCCACCTGTCGATGCATAGTGATATACACCGAGAAGCTTCCCGAGATTTTCTGCCTGGGTGATCTGTTCCTTGAAAGTCGGATAAACATATGAAGAGGATCCTTGCGATGCCTTGACGATAACAAAATCGCAGGGAACCGCTGCAAGGTCTATTCCTTTCTGATATCTGGAAATATCAATTCCGTTCATTCATTTTGTCCTTTATTATACTGTATCGATGAAATACAAATCAAGCTTCCGATGAGTGTCGCGATTGCTGTGATCGTCTGTGAGATCATCCCGGCAAGTTCTTCGAAGTGATATATCTGACCGAGCACGACTGTGAACGTGCTCAATGCCGGAAGACATATCACGCATATCCATTTGAGCCAATCATAAACCTTGGAACTGAAGATATTATTCATTTGTTCTCCTTCCTGAGCTTCCGCTCCATACAACGAGACCGATTAAGGCATCGATTCCGAGTATTATATACAAAAGCATCAAAAATACAGCTGTTATCATTTTCTTTTCAACTCCTTGATATCAGCTTCGCAAACGTTTATTCTGTTTTCAAGAACAGGGATCTTAACTGCAAAATCATTGTGTTTGCGAACTTCCGCCGTCAAGTTTTCAAGCTTTGTCTCTGTCACGGCCTGATGAACTTCAAGTTGATGTTCGACCTTCCTATTGCTTGAGACATTTGTGATAATTATTCCGGCAAGACTCAATGCTCCGGTTATAATCGACACCCATATAGATGAATCCATCCTTTTTCTCCCATCAAAAAGGCATCCCGAAGGATGCCGAATTATTTCGCTTACGTTTCAGTTATCATGTTCCCGTGACAAATAAATCTATCGTTGTTGCGCTTCCCCAATAAAAGGTTATTGTATTCCCGCTAAAACTTCTCGCACCGCTTGTACTGTATTGAGTCGGGTTTTGGTACATATAGGTTGAGTTAGCAATTAGATAATCACTTGTATGGAGCGATTTCACGCAACTACCAAAAAAAGCATTGTCATTTCCTTGAACACCAGTATTTAATTGCCAAGCCACGCTCTCTATGTCTGTTAATTCGGGAATGGTAATAGTATTCGTTCCGCTTGTTATTGCTACGGATTCTTTATGAATACCGCCACCACCACCACTTCCGCTACTCGCTCTTATTAACATCTTTATCTCCTATCCTACTTGCAATATACCCGACTAGGACACCCATGCAAAATGCAAAGAACAAGCCATAGCCGAATATGTAACCGATGTTTCCCATATTGTTTGTTTCGCTTTCCGTATAGTAGCCGCCATAGCGATCAGCTAAAGCTGACCGCATGGAAGGTTAGAAAATGATTTTGTTATGCTTCTGCGTTCGGTTCGGGTTCGGGCGCAACACGGCTATCACGGAATATGCTCTCTTTGCTGTTGCCGTATGTGTCCTGAAGCTGAACGAGAACAAAGTCATAATCCTGTGAATTGATCAGTCTTGAGACTTCTGAGCCATATTTTGCAACGGCTGTCCAATAGTCGGAATACTGCGCAACAAATGCGTTTGCCCACTGATCATTTTTTGTGTCATGAAGTTTGTAGCGTACTGTGTAATTCTGTTCCATAGTTTTACTCCTTTACTTTTCTATTCTTAGATAAACCGTTGATCCGGCATCACAAACAACGTCATAGACCACTGTCATATTTGACGTTCCCGCCCCTGTTATTGAATTGATGGTTGCGCTTGGATTTTTATTCGTCGTTGTATCGTCAACATTGAACCACGGATAATATCCCCATCCCTGAGTGTCATCAAGTCCCGTAAAAGTGACCTGACCGCTCGATTCTGTCTGGGGAGATGTCCATCCGTCCAATTCTGTCTTGTCTGCTTTGCCTGATATGTCAACATAACCGCCAAAATCATCAAATTGATATACTCCCGGCGATGTTTCAATTACGGTGATGTGACTGTCAGGCGGAATGACTGACCCAACAGAAAGAATCCAATTCGCAGCGTCCGCGCTTGATATTGTTCCGCCGTCCGTACATAAATAGAACTTATCTACATTTGCGGCGACGAGAAGCGAGGATGTCAACTGTGAGAATGTTTTTGAACCCGCATATCTTACAAAGTCCTTTATGTTTTCGGCATTTTTCCACTTGCTCGCGGATCCGTCATATTCGAGAATCTGACCATCTGAAGGACTTGAAAGCTGAACATCGGTCAGTCCCGATAATGTAGTGGATCCCGTTGTCGGTGTCTGAGCTACCCATGCAGATCCGTTCCATGTGAGGACCTGACCGTTTGACTTTGTTGTGGGATCGTTGATCTTGCTTGTATTCAGCACTCTTCCCTGATTCGCTGAAAGAGCATCAGTTCCGGATGTTGAATTCAGATTGTCGACGACCGTGATCGAGGATCCACCGCCGCCCGTCAGCGTCATTACATAGTCCCATGTCGCTGTCGTTGCGTCTCCGGAAGCCGTACAGGTGTAAACATATCCATCAGTCGAATTCAGATAAAAGTCGTTAATATTTCCCGGGAATCCCGTGATACCTGTTCCGGTTCCCGTGAGTGCGGTTCCTTTATACCACTTTGAGCCGTCAGCTCCGTTTGTTCCGGGAGCTCCATTCGTGACCGTGAATGTGTCCGGAGTGCTGCCGTCATCATAGGTGATTGTGTATGTGTCCACCAATCCGGATGATGATGTCAACGTGATCGACGAGATTCCTCTTCCATCTGCACCCTTCAGAGTTCCCATGCTTGCCCATGAATTAGTTCCGATGCATTTCCAGAGCTCCATCGTGTTTGTATTCAGATAAAGCGAATCTGTGAAAAATCCTGTTGATGAGCTTGTCGGTCCTGTCACGGCTGTTCCGGTCGTCAATATGACTTCAGAGACTTCATTGATGATCTCAATAGCATCATGAATTGATGATCTCACGTCCTGACCATATACCGCCGCCATGATCGCAGCCAAATATGCTGATATGTTAGCCATTTCTTTCCCCTTTCAATTTATCAATTTCCTCATACAGATCCTGAACTGTATTGACCAGATGAGCGATGAAATCCTGATAGTTGATCTCCCGTTCGCCTTTTCGTCTTATACTTTCGCGCTCAATAGCTGAATGATCTTTGATCTTGTCAAGTGATTCTCGGAGTTCCTGGGCGATGAATCCGCTTCGGATCCCGCCTTCGATATCCTTTTTGAACTCAAAATATTTCGGCTTTGCGTTCAGGATGATCTCTTTGCTTCGTTTTTTAGGAATCGGCTTGATCTTTTTTTTGCGTTTTCTGTCAGATGAATGTGCATCGTGTGCATCTTTTAAGGCCCACCCAAAATATGTTGGTCGTGCCTGATAATATATGTCTCCATTGACAGAAATCAACGGACCGAATGTAACTGATTCTCCGCCGCCCGTAATTTTCAGGAAATTATATCCGTCCGAATTGATATCAACTGATCCGCCGCTAATAACTGTGGATGTTCCGCTGTTTGCTCCGGGAGATGTTATCGTTCCACCTGATATTGTCGCACCGGTTATCGTTCCGCCGTTAATGGTCTGACCGTTTATCGTGCCGCCGTTGAGACGATCGCAATTAAGGCTTCCGACTGTGATGAAATTCGCATCGACTTCGCCGTCCATTGTCATCGCGACGGATGCCGTCCAGGGATCCGATGTATTGTCTCGCTGCATATATGCAAGGCCGCCAAGATTCCATCTCCAAGCTTTTGTGGCCTGTTCAAAGTCGAGATTATTCGCGATTCGGATATCCGTGATCTGATCGTCTGCATTTGTCTCAAAAGTCACATATCCGCCGTCAATTCCATTTATCAGCGCAAGCACGTTCTTGAAAGCTGCATCAAGGATGGATGACTTGCTCGGCAGATTTTTCACAGCATCAGAAGTTCCGAGCGTCTGTGATGTCAGTGTTTTTCCCCGGATGACGTTTCCGGACAGTGTGATCGAGTTCTTGTCGATGTTCTGGATGTCGCGTGTGATCGATGTCAGATAAAGCCATTGATCGACCGCAAAAGGTTTTGCGATTATCCTGACTGAATCTCCGATCGATATTGCATCGACCGATTCAATTCCGGCAAGATCCACCGCTTTTACTTCCATTGTGAGTTGTGGCTGTGAATATCTTGTCAGGTATGAAGCCGCCAGAGTGTTCAGATCTGACAGATTATCGACTCCATCAAAAATGACCGCTTTTGCATGGCGGCCATATACTGAAATCGATGTATTTTCTGAAATCGTCGTTCCTGCGAGCCTTTGATTGTAACCGTCATAAACTTCGGAATCGAGCTCGTCTCCATACGGAGTCAGGACATTGACGAGGTTTTCATAATCGCTGTTTTTTACATAATCGAGAAGATTATATCCATATTCAATCGGCTGTGTAGCCTGAATGCCATAATCACTTAACTTGACTATATCAATATATCTTGTGACCGTTCCCCCGGATGTGACCCTTCTGACCCTTATATAACCGGGATCACTTGAAGCATTACAGATGCATTCCCGGAGTGAGTCAAGAATGCTCATGCCGTATTCAGTCGTCCAATTACACAGATCAGAGCTCGAAACATTTGTAATATATCCCGCCGTGAACTGTCTGTCAGATGGTCGATTCAGATTATATGCATCAATGGCAGCCTGAAAACGCTGCGCGAATGTCTCATTTGTGATCTGTGCAGGTGGCAAGAATTCATCTCCAAGCCATGCCAGATCCTCAAGACAATAAACATTTGCGATTTTTGCGAAGTCAGTCTTGATCTCACGGATCTCACCGCGCCAGAACTCATCTCCATCCCGAAATATCGTGAAAAGTTCACCTTGGGTGAGCTGTGAATAAAGCGGATTTTGCGGGGGAACTTTGGATGAGAATTCCCCGGCCTGTCCTATATCTTCAGTGAGCTTTGTGTCATATATGCAAGCACTATCCGATGACGGATAATACAAAACTTTGTTTCCGAGGTTTATCTGATACATTAAAGCGATCCGCTCCTGTAAACTATCTGAACTTCCGCATTCCCATCAAACACGAGCTCAACATCATCATCGCCGCCCACCATGACAGCGGGGATTCTGTTTGATCCGGATGTGAGCGTGTATGTTATCGATTCGACTGTCAATGTCAGGGTTCCGATGACATTTGACGCTACAATATCCGGTGTGACGAGCATATTCCCGTGCGGGATCGTGACGCTTGTCGGTCCGGCGACCGTTATTGAATCCAGATATGTGATCATATCCGTGTTGAAATTGAACGGATCCCAGAGCCACGGCTCCGCGGATGATATGACTGAATATTTGTACGGATCCGCCGACGGGATTGAAAGCGTAAATCTTCCAAGATCGCGGAATCTGTCGAATCCTTCAACAAATACTCTTCCGCGCCAATAATATCCTTTGTCATTATCAAGAATAAGCTGACATGTTCTTCCGTGAATCTCATTCCTGAAAGCGGATATTATTCCATCCCATGACAGACGGGGATTTTTCCCGCCTAATTCAAAGGATAATGCTCTTTTTGTGAATACTCTTCGACCGCTGACGGCTTCTGATGCATCTATCAGGCCGTTCCGTCCGGGGACTTTGATATATGTCGTCTCCATCTTGGGATCACCGATATAATTGTTATTTCCGAGTGCGAGATCCCAATCATCGAGCGTGTGGAATGTTTTCCCCGTATCTTCAACATATATCGAGATTCCGTATGTCAATTCGTTCATCTGTTTCCGCTCCGTAATGATATTGTTCCGAGAGCCGTGTTCATATCGGGAGCGATTCCCCCGACAAGTGCGCCTGAGTCAAGGACCATCTGCGTCCCTGCTGCCAAATACGGCAAATATGTCTGCAAAAGTCCGATCAGATCCCCGTCACCTGTCAATGGCTGAACCATCGCATTTCCGTTTGACACCGAGACAAGCTCCGGACCCGCTTCACCGACTACGGCTGTTCCGCTTGTCAGAACTCCACCTTCTGCCAAATATGCAATCTGTCCGAGATTCACTGAGCCGCCTGTCACTTTACTGATTCCACTTGAAACCCTGTTCAAGCCGCTGATGAATCCATTGATCACATCGACAAAAGCTGATTTTATCGAATTCCAAATCGAAGTAAATGTTGATTTCATGGCATTCCATGTTTTCGTCCATGCATTGCTCATCAAAGTACAAACCGCATCAAATGCCTGCGAAAGTGCGTCGAAGTTCTTTTTCTCGTTCTTCACGATATCTTCCCATGTCATCACGAAGAAATCCTTCAAAGCGATTCCGAGATCCTTCAGCATATTGAAAGTGCCTTCGAGTCCCGAATAAGACTCATATAATTCCGCATCATCCGGGAAGATATATGCTCCGATTGTCTTTCCGAGTTCCATTCCGGCAAGTGCTGCTATTATTGAGCCGCCGATCGCAGCCGCTGCCATTGCACCCGCTTGTGCTCCGCCCGCTGCCAATGTTGCCCCGATATCCTGAGTCATAAAAGTCGTGAGACTATTTAATGCCGTACTCAATCCGGGAGCGATATTTTTTGCCATATCTGTGACAGATGAGAAAAAGGTTGATATTTTAGGAATCAGACCCACAAGGGATCCGAATCCGCTCACAAGTCCGCTGATTATAGTCAAAACGGGTGACAGAGCCGATGAAACCGCAAGAACCGCTCCGACAATGGCGATTGTTTCCGGTGATACATTTTTTAATACTTCGAGAACCTTTTCAATTCCCGCCTGAATCTGTGGAATATATGGCATAATCGCATCTGCGATCTGAACTCCGAGCTGTGCGATAACCGGAAGAACTTCCGCTTTGAGCTTGTCGAGCGTATCATTGAGCTCGTTCGCCTTGTCAAGATCATCCTGAGAGATTATGACTCCCATGTTTTCAGCTTCTGCACCCAACCGTTTAAGGGCCGCGCCGCCGTCGTCTATTATCCCGGCAAGCTCGTCTGCTGATTTGCCAAACAGATCCATCGCGAGAGTGTCTCGCTCCGTTTCGTTCTCAATATTTCCGAGAGCTGCCACCGTATCATAAAAGATATCCGTGATATCGCGATATTCTCCGTTTGCGTTCTTGACATTGACACCGAGCTTTTTCCATGTCTTCTCCTGTCCGTCAAGATTCTTCTTGAGTTTTCGGATCCCGCTGACGATAGTGTCTGTATCGACATCGATCAGATCCGATGCATATTGCATCTTCTGAAGTTCTTTTGTAGAAAGTCCCGTCTGCTTTGCGAGAGTGTACAGATCGTCCGCATCTTTTGCCGCCTTGACCGCTATTCCGGCAAGTCCGGAAATTGCTCCGGTGGCTGCCATTGACAGACCGCGTGTCTTGTCAGCCATGTTCCCGATACTTTGAGAGATTTTCCCGGCTGATGTGGATATCCTTTCAGCTGTGGCATTGAATCCGGCTGCCGCCTGTTCTGCCTGTTTGAGTTCGTTCTCGCATGATACTATCTCGCGAGTGAGTGCGTCATATTGTCTCTGACCTTCTTCTGTGGACAGATCAATAGATTCCTGGGCCTGTTTAAGTGCATCAAGCTTTGTCTTTGTCTCTTCCACGCGATCGCTTAACAACCTTTGCTTCTGGGCAAGAAGCTCGACATTCGTCGGATCCAATTTGAGAAGACGCTCAACGTCCTTCAGATCCTTGCTCGTGTTTTTGATCTCGGTATTGATCCCCTTCAGAGCCTTTGACAGTCCTGAAGTGTCTGCCCCTAATTCGATTGTTATTCCGCGAACTCTAGTAGATGCCATTCTATTCACCCAAATCAAGGCTTCCTTGGAAGAATGCTTTCATGCTTCCGGCGGGAGCTTTGATGTCATATTTTTCATGATCGTTGCCTTTTTCAATGATCATGTCGTAAACCATGCCGATCGTCATGTCGTCAAGGTCTTCTTTGGTCAGATGCAGCTCCGCACACCGGAGCATGAAGATCGCTCCGTTCGGCTGTCTGTCCCTTGGTGCTATTTTTTTTTACTTTGAGATGTCTGTTTTGTGTTCAGATTCCATAATTCAAGAATGTGTGGTAATACGGTAAATATTGAAAACATATTGAACGTATCAAGCCATTCTTCTGGAGTTCTCTGTTCGATATCAGGATCCGCATGTCGTGCCATGACATATGATACGTCCTCAAATGTCTGCAAACTTATGATGTCAAGACTTTCGTCTGTTTTTTTCGCTTTTTCATAGGCTTTGATCAGATTATTCATGTCGATGATCATGTCTCTTCCGATGATCATTCTGTAAAGCCTTGGTGTTCGGGCCGTTGCCCGGAACTTCACTTCTCTTCCGTCGATTTCGATCGTTTTATCCATGTTTTCCCCCTAGATGTGTTTCTTTATGTTGTTTAATAGCTCCGTATCGCATTTATCCGCTACCGGAGCGATATGAACAAACGCTTGTGATCTTCCGCCGTCCCGAAGGGCATGTCCCTTTTCGAGCAAATGCGTGAGCTGATAATCAGTCGCGTTATGGATCTGGGCCGTTTTATCCCTTTTTGTCTTCTTAACGGTCCATCCTCTGTTATATTTATCCCAGGATCTGTACTTCCCGGATCCTGATGGATGAGCATTCCGGAGCTGCTGAAGAGCATCGTTCGATGTTTCAACAACCCCTTCCCATGCCGCTTCCTCTGTGACATCTTTGAAGTTTTCCAGCTCATCAAGGATGGCTTGTGAGAGTTCATCCGGCTTTATTGTTTTGCTCATCTGGTTATTCCCTTTTACGTTGTTGCGATTACGGGGATATAAGGTGCTGTATGCCATGCTGCAAGGATTGCATCAGCCGTGTTGTCTGTCGTCATCGCCATAACGCGACCGCTTGAGAGCGGAGCGAATGAGATGTCGAGTTCCTGAGTTGACGGCTCTTTGC